AGGACTGTTAGTGGTTAGGTTCTGAGACTTTACATTTTCTTTGGGCTGATAACTCTGGGTTTCGGTATCCCATACCTTGCTTACCTCAGCTAATCCCTCTGTAAATGGTGAGATTGAGTGTCTACAGTTAGCATGTTGCAATCCATTGGCTTTAGCTTCGGCTAAGGTAGTATATCCTCTAGTTCTACCTGTTAGGGATAGCACCTCATTCTCATATGGTCGGCATAAAGCACATTCCCCAAAGTGGTCTGACACTTGTACTAGATCATAACCTTCTTGAATTATAGTATTGCTAGTCCCCTGCCATTGAGCGTCTGTGAGTATACTTCTAGCTAAAGTTGAGGCGTAAGTGTCAATTCCCTGTCTTCTACCTGATACAGACACAACTGCTGTAGCTTGAGATTGCTTTAACACACTAGCCACTCCTTTAGCTATAGCATTCTGGTCAGCTCCTGTGACTAATCCTTTCCCTATCTCAGCTTTTATCTTTTCCTGCTCAGCAAATGTTAAGGCTCTAGTTCCAGTGTCTTGTATCCCTTGAGCTATCTTGCTGGTATATGTATAGCTTTGAGATATAAGGGCATCTAATGCTTCCTGATGTAGACTTACAAATGATTGGTTAAACTCATATACCTGCCCACCTTTGATTGAAGCATTGACTGCATTGTTCATTCCTTCATAGTATAGAGAGGGGATGGTTATGTTAGCCCAAGCCTCTAGCTGTAGATTATACTTATTGGCAATATTTTTAATAGCTCTAGATTTAGCCGACAATGTACCTTTGTCTAATCTATCTGCATATGTAGCAAGGTCAAGATAAGCCTCTTTCACAATAGCTTCGGCTAGTTTAACTTGTATATCTGATTGGACTATCCCTTCGGGTCTAATCCTCTTCTTCGTCTCCGCCATTTATTCCTCTGTTAATTATTGAGAACGGGTTGGCTTTATTCTTAGCGTCTAATTCCTCTTGTATTCTAGTTAGTTTGTCTTGAGCTTCATTGCTGGTAATTCCATCTATATTTGAGATTGCGTCTTCCTTGGTTGTTAGATCATAGTCTAATTTGGCCTGTTCAGCTTGTAGGATTTCTAATTCATCCATAATAATACCATCTTGCCAGTAGATTGTAGGTACTTCAGTCTCAGCTGGTTTTAATCCATCACTAGTCAATTGGTTATTCCTTGCAAATTCAATAGCAGACTCTATAAGTGCTTTAAGTCCATTATCCCAATACATCTGTTTGCGGTGTTTCAAAGATAAAGTTCTTAATAACTTATACTTCAAAGCTCTACCTGACTCTGCTACTCCATATTTAGTAAGTCCAAACAAAGTAGGGGATGATTGTGCGGCAATAAATAACTGTTCTAATAACACATCTATCTGTGCAAATGATGATTCTAGTTTACTATCCCAAACAATATATTCTGGCTTGTCTGCCTCACCTGTCATTGGGTGACTTGGTAGTTCTATCATTCCTAGTTGCTGTCTTGAAACATTCCCGTTGCTATCTAATACACCTTTAGGCACTGCTAAGATTGGGTCTCCGTGTTTGTCTAAGATATGCTCGTTTCTAGATAATCTGTTGTTGATAGCAAAGAATAAGTCCATTAAGTCCTCATAGTCGCTAATCCCCCAAAACTTACCACTCATTCCCCAGTTCTTTATGTGATGGATAAGGCTAAACCCCTGTTCTAAGTTAGTCTTTACTATAGGTTCTATCCCTAGCATATCCATAGAATTATATTCTCCACCTATAACACCATCTTTAAAATCATACACCCGTGTTTCTATCTCTCCTACTCTATAAGTTTCTACTACAATGTATTGCTTCTCATTAATCATTTGGATATAAGCAAGTACATGCTCTTTTACTGGAGCTTTGACATTGTTGTCATTATATACTGGGAAATATACATCTGGTTTGACTGTATCTATCTTAACTTGTCCATCTACAGCTAATATTCTAAGTACTGAGTCTCCTTTATAGCTTGTAACTAAAGCCTCCTCATATAAAGTAGTCCACATACTATTCTCATACCATAACTTGTCTACAAAGTTTTGGTTAGTCTCATTTTCTAACACAATCTTTGGTTGTTCCTCAAATAAAAGGTCAGCTGAGATAGTGCTAATAATTCTAGGATAGGGAAGTACCACATATCTTACAAGAGACATATCCCCTGCAAATTGTTCAGCATAATGCTCTAATCTTTTGCTAAAGGCTATTCTATGGTTCCCTTCGAATAACTTCTCGTAGGTATCATATTTGGCTAATCTGTCTATGTCTTTTTGAGGAGGATATTGCTTCATATATTAAAATCCAAATGGTTTATTATTATATATCTTACCATCTGTTGCCTTTTCAAGTTCCATATAGTCTATACAATACCGCATAGCATCCATAATATGGTCTTTGACTTTGATAGGCATATCCATAGTCTGGCCATCTTTATTCTTTTGCCACCTGTAGAATTGTAACTCTTTGATCATATTGATTGAGGTATTAGTTATATGTATCTTTTTAACTTTAACTGCATTTATACCTCTAATAACTGAGCCTTTATTCTTATAGGCTGGTTTAATATTGTATCCTGCCATATAAATGTCATTTATCTTACCAGGGTCTTCACTATCTCCTACTATAACCGCGTCTCTAGGTATGTTTAGCTCTTGTAGCTTTCTTATAATCTCATCTGAATTAAGTCCTGATTGATATAATAGCTCTTGCACATATAACACATTATCTAATTCTCTTATTTCTACAATAGCAGTTTGATTGTTAAATCCCCAGTCAGCTCCATAATACCGTCTATCATAGCTTTCTGGTAAAGTCTCACATCTTTGCCAATGGGTATAGATTAAATCTTCTGATACTCCCCTTTCTCCTAATCCAAACACTCTCCAAAAGTTTGGATCTAACACTTTATACCTTTCTATCTCATCTATCACCTCCTGAGGTAAAAATGGGTTATCCCTGTAGGTTGATTTTATAACTACACAGTCATCTCTGGTCATAACATCATCATAAATCCAGTGGAATGAGTCTGAGGGGTTGAAGTCTAATGTAATCTCCCCTGTTGTTCTCATAGCTAACTGCCTCCAGTCTTCTAGGGATAATTCATTAGCCTCATTAAGCCACAAATAGTCTCTCTTAGCTCCTCTTTTCTTCTGAGGGTTATCCATACCAAGGAACTCTACCAAGTTGCCATTAAGGTTATATGTCTTTAGTGTTTTGTTATGGTTCTTGCTATCGTATAAGTTCCAGTTAATAAGTATTTCAAAGAAGTCTCTAGCTACAGTTAAATCTAAAGCAGGGGATGTCTTTCTTACAATAGATAAAATCTTACCTTTCTCTTTTAGAAGTTTAAGGATATATTTCTGAGCTATAGAATAAGTCTTAGAACTTCTAGAGCTTCCTTGATTGACTATAATTCTTTTATTAGCCTCCCAGTTCTTTTGGAATACTACTGTCGCTTGTATCTTCATTGTCTTGTATTACAGATAGGGCAGAGCTGAACTTCTAAGCTTAATATTATCTGGCACTTCCTACACTGTTTCTTTTTACCACTTGAGAGTAGAAAGTCTTTGTGAATAGATAGGGTAGAGTCAGTCGCTTCTTTAAAAACCCAAACTCCTTTAAGTGTTCTGTTTTTATCTTTCCATCTATTGATGGTAGATCTATTAACCGATACAACTCTAGCAAAATCAGTTTGAGACCCAAATTCAATAATCTCTCCTGTTTCAATATTAATAACACTAATCGGTTTCTTGTTGTGCCTCATCTTTGTTAGTAAGTATTTCTATTTCGAACTTGTTGTCTATTTTCTCATTCTTGCTAGTAATGTCTGTGTATGTCTGGTTTAGTTTCTTATGCTCATCTTCTCTGGAAGTCAATCTATAAAGTGCTATCTGAAGTGTCGGATTATCTGACTCATACCATTTGTTTCTTAACCCTGATTTTATAGACACAGAATTATCTTCAAGCAAAGTCTTTAATTCGTTAATTTCGTTAGAACCAATAGGGAAGTATTCGTAGAATGTAGGTTTGGATATTGGAAGGTAAGACACAATCTCTTCAATAAAAATAAGGTTGTGCTTGGCTATCACCTCTTTTGCTTTCTCAAATATTTTGTTAATTTCCTTTTGGTTTCTTGCCATAAATTATTTTTTCTTCTTACCTGAATTATTGTATCCTGATTTCTTTTTTGGCATAATGTTTTGATAATTGTTAGTAACTATAATTACTATATCAATTAGTATATTGTTTGTCAATAATGATTATATAGTGGGGAAGTATTGGGTGAGCTAATGGTGACCACTCCCCTACTCTCTCCCCTACCGAGTAAGCATATCAAAAAGGGGGTTTTACCACTCCCCTACCCTATCGTGTATCGCTTTTTTTGGCTTATATATGCCATTTTGCATTTTTACCACTTCTCCGCTATTTTTTAGCGGGGGAGAGGGGTTTTTAGGAGCGGGGGAGTAGTTTACTTACCTAAAATTATTGTTCCTTGCCCATTTTTATCTATAAATTTTAAACTATAATTTTTATAATCTAATCTATCATATCCATAGTAGGGGAAGTTTGTATCGTGAAATATTATATACTGATGTTGATTAAGATTTATTAATTCTTGAACTACCTCACCTCTAAAATGAAATCCAAAATCTACAAAGATTACTTCAGCTTTATGCTTTTTAATTTCCGCCATATAGTTTGCAATTTCTTTATTAAATTCTGGTCTATAACTTCCTTCTGTTTTTATCAAAATATCATCCTTTAAATTTGTAGTTTCTTCTGGTTGCAATTCTATGTAGCTGTGATTTTCTATTTGTGTATATGGGTATGTGTATCTGGATAATTCTATTGAGATTACTTTCTTAAAATTATCTAATAAATAAAATGTACCTTCTCCCCAGCCTAACTCGACTATAGTCATCTTATCTTTATCTGGGATATTATCAAAGGCAACCTGCCAGTCTGTAAACTCATTGATTGTAGTTTCTTTTTTCTGCGACATAATATATATCTTTAGTTATTTTTACCTTGTTATATTTCTGGAGTAGCTTCTCGAGAAACCTCCAGTCCTCACCCTCTCCATTGCTATCAAACTCTGGGAGGTCTTCCCACTTGATCCTATCCATATTGAGGGCAAAGTTTATCCCTACATTTCCAAATCTTAATTCATCTGTTTCATTTGGGACAATCAAATCTCCTTGTTTCATTCGAAATATTATTATATCATAATCATCGTTTAATTGATTAGTCCAAAAAAACCCATCATAATTATAATAATCATCGTCATCAAGAAAAGTTACCCAATCTGCATTTAATGTTTTTGCAATCTGCATTCCTTTATTTCTATTTTCACCCGCAGTGCCTCCCATTATTGGCAATGCCATTGCTTGAGGATCTGTATCATAACAACCATAAGTTATAGATTCTACAGCTTTCTTTAGTGTATCTCTTCCTATTGTGGGTATAATTGTAATTACCATTGTGGATATTTTAATACTTCCTGCCAGTTGTCTCCGTACTTTTCTCTTAATCTACCATTCATCTCTATATTTGCATAGTGGCTATATTCTCCATGGTCTGTTTGTGATTTATGCCCATAGTGATATATTTCTACAGTTTGGATAAGATTAGTGCTAAATCCAGCCTGTTTTGCCCTGTAGCAATAATCTAATTCTATCCCCCAACCTCTAGGCATCCCTGTGTCTAATAGCCCTATTGCCTTTACTACATCTTTGTGGATAATTGGACATACAAATTCTACCCAAGGTACTTTACGATATGTAGCATTTCCTTGTTTACTCATAACTGCACTATGCGGTGAATTTATTATTGGTGAAAATATACCTTTCTTTCTTCTAACTGCATTTTCTAACTGGATTAATCTATCATAATCTAAATCTATATCATTATTACAAATCATAGCGTGGCTAAACTTAGATCGCATAAAAGTTTCTAAAGCTACATTAAAACTTTCTGTAAAATGTGTGCCTAATTTACTAGAATCTACAATAAAAGGTATTCTAGCTTCTAATCTATCCCATAAAACATTGGTATATTCTGTAGAGCTATTGTGATGAAGTACAATTGGGAATATCATATATTATAAATTGTTTAATAAATCACTAGCTGGATGATGATCTTGCTCGTTATTTTGCCAATACTGTTTAAGTTTTTTTATATTTGGATATAACTTTTCTAAATTTTTTCTATGATCTCCTTTAAGAATTAAATATCTATTTGAATTATTTTTTCCATTTATAATAACTATTGCTGTTTCATTTATTGTATATTTATCTATATGCAAATAAGACAAATAAACTTTTCCTTTTTTGTTATCTAATATATATTGAGGGTCACTGTAATACCATTCCATATAATTTATCTTACATCATCTACAAAATTAAAACATTTATGCCCATTTCCTAATCCTGTGCTTACATCTCCTATATGCTGTACTAGGGATAATTTACTAGCATATAATACAACTTCTGGATCTACTTCCTTGATATATGTCTTCAAAGCTAAATCATAAGGCTCTCTACCTATATTTTGAGCTAAATACTCACCAAATCCTCGAGCTGTTTCTATATCGTATAACATTGCCTGAGTTCCATAAAACATATCTATTGGATATTCTGCAATTGTAAGTCCATTAGGTATTTGAGTCCATTGATAACAAGAATACAAAGCTAAAGCATATCTTGGTGTAGGTATATCTAATTTAACTTTGTCTAAATATTGGTCAAACTTTCTAGATAATTTAACATCATCCTCAATAATAAGTTTATCTACGGTTTGTCTTAATGCCACAGAATAGTTATATTGGCTGTCTCGGTGTCTAGTTTCGTCTTGCTTATACTTCTTATCCACTGGCACTAAATCTCCTGCCCTAGGTTGTATAATTTGCCCCTGAGATACATACTGGATATGATAATCCTCTGGTATTGTAGCTACAGTGTCTGCTAAGTAACTTGGTGTTCTATCGCAAGTGAGTATAGTGATTGTTTTCATATTATTTTTTCCAATCTGGGGTTATTATACTATCATAAATCCTCATAACAGCTTCTTCTGGAGGATATGATCTTATAGTTGCTATTACATAATCTTCAATTGCTTTTGCTCTTTCTAGATTTTCAATAACTTGTGGCTCACATTTTTGAGTTACAGTTTCTTTAACAATTTTAGGTACTTCTACTTTCTTTTCAACTTCTACAATTTTTTCTATTTGAACTTCTTTTATAATTTCTACAGGTACTTCTTTTACAACTTCTACGGTCTTTGTTTGGCTTTTACCTATATTATATGCTCCTATAACTAAACCTAAACTTATTGTAGTGAATATTAGTGATTTCTTCATACTTGATATGATTAATTATTACTTTTTTATTATAACATATTTTTGACAAAATTACAATAATATGATATTATATATTTAATCACAGCTGAAGTGAATAAAACAGGGCAAGATAAAAAGGTTCAAAACTTATCTATACAAAATAACTTGAATTAGAAAAGTCTTTTGACGAACCTCCTGAGAGCAATCTCGGGGTTTTGCCAAAGGACTTTTTGGTTTAATAAAAAACAATGAATAGAAATCAGGCATTCCCAATAATATATAGAAAGCTAAAAGAAAGCGGTGTAACAATGGATAGTTTATCTTTGATTGAAAGATTAAAATTATTTGAAACTAAAGTTGAAAATGGAGATATTCAAGATATTCATATAAAAGCAATAGTTAAAAAACTTGTAAGCAATAATAAAGGCTATAAATCTAAATAAGGTTTGTGGCTTTTTAATTCTTTACAGTTCTACGAAGGCGTAGACAAGCTACTTACAAACACCTATCTAAGTGAGGTTTACTCAAAGTCTGCTCACTAAAATAAAACAAACTTAATACTCTTGCCGATATGAGTGGTTGGGGTGGAGTGTAAGAACTTCACTTAAATTCTCCCCAGCTATAGCATATAGAGAGTAGATGTACAATTCTGATAAGATATATCTTGGAGAAATTGGAACATATTTTGAATAGTAAAATAAAGATCATACCTTTAGGAAGTAACATCTCCACTATAATATAAGATATGGGATATATCAGGAATAATTAGATTAGGTAATCACATATAGGATAACTTCTAATAGTAGGAGAATAAGATTGTTTTGCTTAATTTTAGAATTGACAATTATAGATTTTGGAATTATACTTTTATTGTAACTTTTTGTTAGTTAGTTACACCCTAGACAATATAATATGCTGGGTATTCCCGTAGTGGACTATCTGGTTTATTTTTTTATAGATATGTGTTATACTTTTATTACCACAGAATTAGTGAGCTGTGGTTACTTGATATTGATGCTGGTCATCACTCCCCTCTTGGTCTGATGACATTTAATTCAATGAACATTTACTCCCTTTGGGGAGTTTTTGTTTTGACAATTTATAATATATTTGATATACTAACTATGCTTTATAAGATTTACGAAAGATAACATCTTTCTACAAAGACTCTGAGGGAACAGAGTTTTTTGTTTTTTTAAAACATTTGACCAGTAAACAGTCAAACATAAATATTTGACAAAATGTTAAATTTATGTTATTATATATTTATACAGATTGAGACGCCGAGTATATAGTTTACCGAGCCAATCCTAATCAGTATCAAGTATCAGTTAATCACTAAACATATGAGAGCTTTTGGAGAACCTAGTTATAACAGTGACTTAGATGAGTGGCAAACTAATATTGTTTACACTCCAGACCGTGATGATGATGGTGAATATGAAATAGTAGCCTCAGTGCTTAATGAGCGATTACAAAACAAAGCTATTCCATTCCCTTGGGTTATAGCAAATTTTTATAGCTACCTTTACGATGGTAAAGATGTAGTAGTACATCCTAATAGAGTATGTAGCCAGTTATACGATATGATAGCAGTTGTAACTTGGCAGGATCTAATAGATATGCAAATTGTAACTGAGACTGAACTGTTCAATTATTTAGATGAATTAAGCAAATAATATGACAAACATATATCCACAATTAGCAAAGTTCCAGCAATCAGTTGGAACTATAACAAAAGACAGTACTGGACATAATTATAAATATGCAAGTTTTGATAAAATTGTAGAGACTATTACTCCTTTTCTTAAAGAATGTAATCTAGGGTTTACACATACCTTTGATACTTCAATGGACGGTATAGATATTATTTGTACACTGTTTAGCACCAAAGAAGATGTTGAACCTATAGTTTCTCGAGCTACACTGCCTAAAGAAATGATGAGAGGTATGAATGCTTCTCAATCAGTTGGAGCTAGTATAACTTACTTTAGAAGATATACATTATCTGCAATATTAGGGCTTGTGACTGATGAAGATACCGACGGAGTAGCAAGTACACCCCCAGCTAAAGAAAATACTTCACAAGGGCAAAATTCAAACGATGACAAGCCTTGGCTTAATGTTAAGTCTGAGCAATTTGCTAAAGTCTTAGAGCAAGTAGGTAAATACAGTCCAGATGACCTTGTAAAAATGGCTCGTATGAAATACAAGGTAAGCAAGACAACAGAACAGGCTATTCGAGATAGCTACCGAGACAATTATGAAGAAGTAATAATAGTAGATTAAATTATATGGAAAAGAAAATATTGTACAATGGAAATAAATCTATATATGCCCAAATGCATAAAGATTTTGTATTATATGATAGTAATTTTAAATTAAATAAAAAATATAGAGAAAGTATAAATAGTACAAGTAAAGAAGAGATTTTAGATAAAAAAATGGCAAAAAATCAAGAAATTGCAAAAGATATAATATTAAGAAATAATGATGTTATTTTTAAC